ATTATACAGTATTCCCGAAAGAAAAGCTAGCATTAATCCCAGCAATTGAGCCAAATGCTATTTTATGAAAAGTCGGCAAATTGTGTCAATTACAGCAATATTTTCAGTTTGGGCACGCTGCTCAAACTCTCCGGACATGATATAGTCTTGATTGTAGCGACTAGATTCCTGAGTAGCATCAACAAGATCCTGGATACTGTACTGAGAAAACTGTTTTATCAAATTCACAATGCTAACCAAACGTGTGATGTTACCGGGATCTGAGTCCCAACTGGTATCAAATTTATAATCAAATTGAAATCCCAACTGTGCAAGTCTACCGTATGTTTCATATTGTCCAACTGGCACAAATGCAGTGCCGCCAACTAGACATTTAAGAGTTTTTTCAGTAATAAACGGCCCTGGCCAAATGAACTTGCCTTGCTCGTTATCCATATAACTGTAATGAAAGCTTTCGTTAGTAAAATGTATTGCACAATCCTGATATAACGGTTGCCAAGGATTGCCTGTCATTCCTTGGTTATTATCCCGTATATTTTCAAATGTATCGATAGTTATTTCTTGTCCAAGATACTGATTTTGAAATAACTGTGTAAGTCGATCCAATATCGTATTGCCAGTTAACTGCCATCCATGTACATTTTTTCCTTCTAACCAATCATGTAGTACAATAAGAGATGACTCTCGAGCCGATTCTAACAGTTTTGTAGTTATCCATATCTTACTTTGACTTATTCTATTACACACAGCACTAAATTTATATTTAGGTTGTGTTTTTTCTTGTATACCAAACCAATTTTGCATTTGTTGTAGTTGGTAATGCCAATAAAAGAATGGCATAAAATGCACACCTGGGATATCTAAATCATAGTGATTACCATCAAACAGTACAAAAATTGGACCAGTTACTTGTTGTTGTTTAAGCCATGCTATATCCACTGCTTCTAAATGAAAGCTTACTATATAATAATCATATCCGGATGGTAACGTTTGAGTCGGCCATGCTTGAAATAAAGCAAAGTAAATGTTTTTATCTGGTAGTTGTTTAATCCATTCGTAGCCGGGATATACAGATATATTTTTCTGTACTCCCTGACAGGGTCTTGGAACCAGCATCTTACGCATTGTGAACTATATTACAACGTTTTGCCAACTGTGGTCAAGATTGTTTCCAGCAGTTCATGATCAGATTGTTCGCGTCCAAACTCACTCTTATGGGCCAATTTAATAGCTTTTTTTAGCACACCGGGTTTGATTTCCATTTCCTCGGCGATTGATTTTATGGTATCACTAAGCCCACCAGTGAGTGTTTCGATTTCGTGCATGACCTGCATACCCTCGTTGATAATCTGGGTGAGTTTCAATTTCTCTTCTTGGCTGAATACTTTTGTCGACATGTGTTTCTCCTTAAAGATATATTATAGCTTATATTTTGATAGATAGCAAGAGAAAAAGAAATCTCCCTGTTCAAATATGCAAGTAGCGAATTTACATATTTAGGCCAGGGAGAACGCCTACACCAAACGGTAACTTAATACCGGTCCTAAGGTGATTCTTATAATGATGTTTTGCTATGGTAATCCTGCAAAGATTTCTTATCCCAGGGGGCAATGCCATTACGCAATGCGTCACCCTCGGTTCGACGCATAGAAATATAGTTTCTGATATCCTCCGGGTCCATTTCGTCGTATGGCGTGAAGTCAGCGTCGATGGTCAAGCCCGATGTTGTGAGTATAATATTGTGCCAGATCTTGCGATTCTCGCCGGGTTCAATTTCGTATTCCGGCCAGTATTGGAATTCTTCCATCACACCTTTTTAGTTGTTGGGAAAGCCTTTTCGGTTTCTCTGCGTGCCCGATCACTTAGATTAGGTGCTTTGCCGCGTGGATCTTTTGTTGTGGATTTTTTCCACGGTCCCTCTTTCTTCCACCTTGTTAGTTCATTTTGTAAGTCGTCCGCTGAGCGTGCTTCTGCCATGCCTTGTTTAGATTGTTTAATTAACATAACTGCTTGGTCAATTTCTCTAGATGGTGCTTTCCACCCATATTTGAATGCGTTTAAGAATCCGGCTCCCCATGTTGACATGACCTCCACTGCAGGAATAGCTACATTATTTTTTCTTAGAAATTCTGCGTAGTCTGTTCCAGCTGCCGAGTGTTTATATCTTTCATCTTTAGACATATTGATTTCAGGAGTTTGTCCTAATTTATTATAATAGGCAATGTGTCTATTCATTGTTTCCTGGTCATTGCCTTCCGCCATACCCTCATCGATATACGACGCTTCGTTGGTTTGATACTGTTGTAGCAATGCCTGAGCACGGTCTTTACTGATTAACGGTCTTGGGTGTGTACCATCAATGACGCTTTGTAAGTATTCTTTACTATATCCTGCTGATGCCTTTGTCCCTGGATCAGGTGCTGGGACAGCTTGTTGCTTACCTTGTGCCCGTTGTTGTAATTCTGCCTTGGCATCATCTGCACTGACCATACTCTTCCCACCTTGTGCTGCCGCTTGCAGATAATCAGTATTATAATGACTGAGATCACGAGCATTTGCAGCATTAGAACCCATGGCACCCATTCCGATTAGGGCTGCTCCGGCTAAATTACTTTTCCAACCTTCATCAACTTCGAGACCACCATTATATATGGTAGGCAAAACCGGCATGCCTTGCCGACATTCTCTATAATACTGCATTAATTCTGTAGTGGTCGCATGTTCTAAATCACTATGATCCCAACCTTTATGTTTGGCAAGATACTTGATTAGTTTCTGACGTCGGGTATGTTCATCGCCTGGTGTAGACTCTTGCTCTTTAATCTTAAGATTCTTGGTTAATTCATTGCTTGATCCACCCACCATGTTCTTGAAGGATGCGTCGGCATCTTTATTCTTAACTGGCGTAACCATCTCGCTATCTGGCACCGGATGCTTTCTTAAGAAGTCTGTGGTAGGATTTCTAGTTTTAGATGCTTCCGCCACTTTGATATCACTTGCACGAACATCACCAGCTTGATAGTTTTTTAGATTCCGGTCCATTTTTTCTTGTTTTGCACGTTGGGCTTGTTCATGTTCTTTTTTTTCAGCCCGTAGTCTTGCCAAATGTTCTCGTGATGATCCTTTATCTCCGGGCGCTTCCGACACTGTGTTGGTATCTTTTTGATATCCTTTCGTTTTAAACCGAACACCCAGTGCTCGATCAATTCTGCGTGTGACAGATATATCTAATTCGTCACCAATAGGATCTGGTTCTGGTGGTGATCCACCATATGCATCCGTTGAGCGATGTATGCGACCAGTTTTAGTCAACGTAGTCTCACCTTCCGCCACACCTTCTTGACCGTTAAGATAAACTGTCACACAATATCCCAACATCATACCACGACCCCAAGCTCTTGAATCTCTAATATCAGTGACAGAATAACCAAGTTTTTGTAGGGCATCTAAAATTGCATCTTTTTCTTGTGGAGTAGTTGGAGTATCGTTACCTTTGCGGTTAATTTCCATCTTCACCGCAAGTTCTCCACTGCCTGTTCTATAAGCTCTTGGGTGAGATACTCTCACCCCTGCTTTCGTAGCAGCTTCCTTAGAGTCAATTGTTGCTTGATAAACATCTATTTTTGCAATCGGATTCTTAACGCGGTCAACACCTTCAGCCACACCTTTTTCACTTTGTAAATAATCCCAAACAGTTACCAAGTAATCTTCAGCTAACGAAATCTTTTCTTGACACCATTCAGGTAGATTATCACCATCTTTTATGGTGTTTGCTAATCCTTTGGTGGCTCTATGTATTGTACGCAGACTATTGTAAGCCATGCCAGATTCATCATTGTATTCATCATTGTTGCCTTCCAACACAGCTTGCTCGCCCAGTGGAACATGCACAGCAATCACTTCTTGACCGGCACGATTCTTGGGTTCTTTTCTAACATGGTCAGCACCGTACTTGTTCACAGCAGCTTCGTAGCTCATGCTGGTTTGTTTCCAACGCAGGTCGCCTGGGTCTTCCCGTTTGCCATTGATGGTAGATGTTTCATCGAGACTCGAATCATGAATTCGCGACCAATAGGGTCGGCCCGGGCCTTCGGTGTCACGAGATCTTGCTGGAATTATTTGATCAAATGTTACATACCATCCGCTACCGCTTTTGTCACCGATCCAACAACGCTTACGGTCCTGATCACATTGTGCCACAGTGTATATTTCATTCGGATTATCACTATTGGCATAGGTAGAATTTAATTTTACTCTATCGCCATCACTATACATTTGTGTGCGACCTTCATCCACATCACGACCACCTTCGACTGATCCGACCTTGGCACCGGCGGCCATCCGAGCATCCACAGCATCTAGTACATCATTTATCCAATTGATATCTCCAAATGATGCCAGAGCTTGATTTTGCTGCCTGGAACTGGCCAATGCTTTCCATCTTGATACTAAATGATTAGCTTGATAATACTTGATGGGCAACAATTCATTACCCACTTCAAGATCGATATCAGTATGGTCTCTGACAGCAGTGGCCAACTGTTTCAATACTGCCATGCCATTTTCTTGAGGATTATTTTCAAACAGATTTGATACTAACATTTTGTTATCTCTCTTCCAAGTAATCAGCTGATTCTAATGATTGTCGCTGGCGTGATTTGAACATTTCCAAAGCCATTTCAGCTTGTGCCATGTCAGCAAAGTGCGATGGCATTGCTTTTGCTCCATGACGGATATGAAATCCTTCATGCTCATTACCATGTATCTCACATATACGACCATCTTCCAATGCCATGGACTTGACTGGATGCGATTCGGGCAAGGTAGGATCAGTAACCGCTGTATGAACATCAGTTGGCTCAGGAGTTTCTTCTTCTGTGGGATCTTCTGTTGCAATTATATTAATAGCAAGATCTTTATCTTTCT